GCCGACGCCTGGAGCTGATCGGCGAGCCACGACGCACCGTCGGAGAGCATGTCGGCCACGTGTCACCTCCGCACACAAGACCGCCGGCGGTGCCCGAGGAGAGGCGACCGCCGGCGGCTTGCGGATGAGAACCGGATCAGGCGGGGCCGCTGACGTTGAGGTCGTACAGCATGCCCGCGTTGATCTCCACGTCGACCGTGGTGTCACCAGCGGCAGCGTCGACGGCCACGAGCCCGGCGATGCCGGTCGTGGTCGCGGTGCCGGTGACCTTGAGGTTCGAGTGGAGGTAGGCCACGGCACCGGCGGACAGAGCGCCGCCCGTGACCTTGTCGAACGTGAAGACGCCGCGGGTGGCAATCGCACCCTTGGTCGAGGCAGCGATCGGCCGGCAGACGACGCCGACGACCTTGCCGAGAATCACCACGTCGCCGACCGCCTTCGCGGTGGCGGGCGTGTAGTCCCACACGCCGGAATCACTCTTCAGGGTAGCCATGAGTCACACCTCTACTGTGGATGGATGGTTTGAGCGTCACCCCGGCGGGCTTGGACATCCCAAGCCCGCCGGGCACGGATTACGCGGGCGTGGATCAGGCGGTCGCCATGCGGTAGCAAGCACGGCTCTCGGCCTTGCTCACGCCGAAGTCGAAGTAGCCGCGAACCTGGATGCCGAGCGTGTCGAAGTCGGCCTCGGCCTGCTCGACGGTCGGCTGACGCTGACCGTTCAGGAAGCCCACTTCCATCGTCGGGAGATCCGCCGGATCGGCCGCCAGCCACCACGTCGAGGAAGACGAGAGGTAGGCCGAATCGACAATCGTGAACTTCCCGGCGAGCACGTTCGCCTGGGGCTCGAGCACCTTGGACGAGGTCGAACCGAGCGACGACGCGAGGAGCGTGTTGCCGGTTTGGATCTTGTCCGCAGTGATCCGCAGTCCCACCGGCACGAGCAGGATCTTCGGCGTAATGCCGAGGGGAGCTCCGTCCGGATCGGTGAGCGACCGATACGCACCGTACGCCGTCTCGACCGAGCCGATCGCCAGGGCGTTGCCGGCACCGGCCGTCGCACCCTGGAAGTAGCTCGAGTTCGACGCCTCGAACGCGGCCCAGAACACCTGGTTGAACTTCAACGCCGCACCGCGACCGAGCCGGCGGGGAACCGCCGTCAGAGCCCCGAGGTCGTCGTTGATGATGTCGGCACGGGTGATGCTCGACATCCGACCGTAGGTCTTCGCCTGGAGCGTCCGGGCAGCGTCGCCGGCGTCAGCGCTCTTGAGCTTCCCGTCGTTGCCCACCTCGTCGAACACGAACCCGCCGTCGAGGCGAACCCCGGTGGCGGCCTTGAGGTCGTTCAGCGGCCGAACGAGCGAGATCTGCTCCCACACCGACTCGACGGCCTCGAAGCCGGCGAGCAGGTACTTGCCGTAAGTCGCGGCGAGGATGTTGGAGATGTTGTGGGTGGCAAACGCCGCCCGCAGCACCACGCCGATATTCGACGCCTTGACCGTCGCCGGCCCGTCGTAGCCGCCCTGCCGGGCGGCGGTGACGAGCACGTCCTGCAAGCCGATCGTTCGACTCCGCTTGTGGGCGGCTTCGAGGACCGGCTCGGAGAACTGCTTCTCGACCGACGGCAGGCCACCGACCATGCCCATCGCGGCGATGACGACCTGCGATTCGTCGACCACCGGCTTCGTGGCGTGAATGGCCGGGCCGCGGTTGTCGCGAAGCGACTGAAGCAGCTCACCCTTCACCTCGGCCACGATCTGCTCGCGGATCGACTGCACGTCGATCTTCGGCGCGGCACTCGCCACGTCGCTCGGCCCGGTCGGCATCGCGCCGCCGTCCTGGCTCTCAACCGGCCCCGTCGGCATCCCGTCGGCGGCCTTCGTCTCGTCGTTCATAGGAGACTCCCCCGCCTGACTGGCGGTAATGGTGACGGCCGTCGCTGCATCGGCCCCGAGCGTGACAAACGAGCATTCCCGCAGCGTGGAACGCGTTACGATCCGCACCGGACCCTCGAAGGTCCGGCCGTTGACGGTGATGGTGTCGCCGGCCGCGACAAGCGTCTGCTCGTCCACGTCAGCGCCGACCGAGGCTTGCCACTGGTAGCCCTTGTCGCCGAGCCTCACGACCTGGCCGGCGGCCTCGCTGTCGGCGAGGATCGCGCCGTCGATCACCAGCTCGGTGCCGAGAGAGGCAGAGCCTTGACCAAGGACGGACTCGAGCGAGTAGTCGTGGCCGAAGACGATCGGCACCACGCTCGGCACCGACATGCCGGCGAGGTCGATCACGATCGGCTCGCGGCTCCACGATTGGCGGATGATCCCGCCCGTGTAGCCGACCATCGCAAACCGCGGCGTCCGTGGCGTTGTGAGTGCCTCACCCTCGCCGTCGTCGGCTCGGAGGAATTGGACATCGGCCCGGAGCGTGAGTGCGCTCATGCGTTGGCCTCCTCGGTGATCGAATTGGCAAACGTGCGGCCGGGATCGCCGCCCCACAGTGCCCACGCGATGCGGCCGGCAGACGGGTAGCCGTCCTCACCGGGGCTCCAGCCTTCGCCCTGCTTGTCCACCTCGTGCCGGGCGAAGTAGCTCGCCATCCGCTTGACGGTGTCGAGCGAGAGCGGCCGACCGTTGGCAATGTCGCGGGCACGGGCCACGCCGATCTCGGTGCCGCCGCGGTTGAACTCACGACGCCAAGCCAGACCACGCTCGGCCTCTTCCGCCATCTCGGCGGTCGGCTTGTACGACTCTTCGGCGATCACGCCCGGCTCGCCGGCAGCGGCCACGGCTTCCGCCTGGGGCACGACGACCTGGGCGGGCCGGTCGCCGATCGAGAGCCCCAGCTCGGCCATAAGCTGCCGCTCGGCAGCGATCTGCCGGAGTTCGACATCCCATTGCTTGCCCTGCCGGGCGTACTCGGCGGCGAGGCTCGTCGTGAGCGTGGCGAGCTTCGTCTCGGTGGCGTTCGCTTCCTTGTTCGGGTCGACGCCTTCGCGGCCGTCCCACACCCATTGCCAATTCCACTCGGTCGCCGGCGGCAGTGCCGCCGGGATCAGACCGGGGACTAGCAGAGCCTCGTCGAGCCACGCCCGGAAGATCCGGTCGAGCCATGCCCGCTCGAGTTCGTCACGCTCGACGCGGACATTCTGCTCGTGGAGCTGCCCGTCGAGACGGGCCGAGGAGTAGTTGTAGGACGACGCGTCGAAGGCGGCCTTGTGATAGGGCAGATTCACCCCGCGGGCGATCTCGCCGAGGATCGTCCGCGTGAACGCTTGGTGCGTGTTCGTCGGCTGCTCGGCCTTGAGCTGCGAGATGTCCCACCCTTCGGGCAGCGTCGTGAGCGTGCCCTTCTCGATCTCAATCGCCGCAAACGGGTCCACCTCGTCCACCTGGGCGGCCGGCGAGTTTGAGTGGACGAACGCAGCGAGGTCGGCGGCGATCTCGGCTGCCCGGATCACGGCCTCCGTGTACCGCCGCATGTTCGCCGTCAGCCGCAGGCACGGAGTCAGCTCCGAGAGCCCGCGATGCTGTCCGGGGCGAGTCGGCCGGAACCAATGCAGCACGTTCTCGGCGGCGATCGTGTCGTATTCGTTGATCCCGATCAGGTAGTTGCTGCCGGGGTGCGACGTGAGAACGTGGTACGCGATCACGTTGCCGTGTCGATCCAACTCGACGCCGTCCACGAGCGAGCCGTCGGGCGAGATCGTCTGCTGGTAGTCGTACGCCGGCGAGGCGACCTGATCGGCCTCGATCAGCCGGAGGTCGAGCTGCACGCCACGAGGATCGAGCCGCGGATTCGTGAAGAACAGCGCGAACGCCTCGCCGTCGAGTACGCGGGCCTCGGTGGCGGTGCGGAGCTTGTCCGCCAGGCGGACCGACCACGACCAATCGAAGAACGCCCGGCCGATGGCTCGGTCGGCCTCCGGCGATCCGGTGTCGAGCTGCACCCGTGGGCCGGTGCCGATCAGGTCGTTCGACTTCGTGACGCAGATGCCGTGGACGTAGGCGTTGTTTGCCCGCTCGTACCGGGCGCGGTTGCGGATGATTCGCCGGACTTCAGGCGAAAGAGCGGCATTGGCCGAGAGTGCGTCGGCGTTCGCCCAGTGGCGGGAGTCGTCGCTCGTCTGCGCGGCGTCGAACCGCGCCCGGACGGCCGGGCGCACGACTTGGATCGCCTTCTTCGGAGGCGACCACCGGCCGGTGCGGAT